TCATGGTTGGGTAAGTAAGATTAAGTAAGACCAATTTAAAGACTTGGCTGTCTAGAGCTAGGGGAGGAATTGCACCTCCCTTATTCTATTTAGCTATTTTGATTTAACGCATTTGTCCTTGCCATTTTTAGTACCCGCATAGGAGTAACCTTTCCAGCAAGCTTTACCATCAGCGCCTTTAATTTTAGAAGTTTTAGATTTACTTTTTGTAGCCACCTTTACCTCCTTTAGAGGAACAGCCTTTCTTAGCCATATCGTTTTTTAGATTTAGATTTAGATTTAGCTAGAGGTAGTTGAGGACCAGTGCGTTTAAGAAATTCACCTTTCTCATGTGGGTTGTTAGTACCCTTACCTTTGATAAAAAGCTTCTGTGTCTTTTGTGCACGTTTATGGTCTGGACCGATGTCCATTGATTGTGCAATCTTTTTACCGCTGATATGGGGCATTACCAGAACCCAGGAATGAGCTGGCCGGTAATGGCGTACGAACCCAGTGCGGCGACCACACCAAGCATAGCCAAGCGTCCATTAAGTTTTTCAGCCTTTTCATTATGTGTCACTGTAATTTCTTCCATATACATGCGTGGTTCAGTAGGCCAGATTTGTGTATCGTTCATCAGAAAGAATACTTAAGTCCAGCTTTTGTTCCGTAGGAAGTATTGTAATCTCCAGTCATGAATGACACCTCTCCATATAGATCTAGGCGATCGCTAAGAGCTGCGGTACCGCCCAACTTACCGGAAAGCTCCAGTTCAGACTCGGCTCCGTCACTTAGGACAATTGCAGGTCCAGCTTGGATATACCAGTTGTCACCTTCGTATCCAACATGGTTATCAATAACACTGCCGGAGTAATCATTTCCAGTGTAACCGGAGTTGGCTTCTACATTGACATAGGGGCCAGCCAGTGCTGGGGCAGCAGCAAACAATGCCGCAGGGAGGATAGCAAGAATTTTCATTGTTAAAAAGTAAGTAAGTGTTGTGTGTAAATAATTAATTAGCGACGAGGGATAGGCTCGTCAGCTGGGAACAAGGTTTTGATAAGCATCTGTGCTCCTTTGGCAGCACTGGCAATAGACTCGATGTTAACTTTCTTTTTTTGATCAGCAGTACCAGTCATAAAACCTTTCCGCTTTTTATCTGGTTTATTTTTTTTTGGGTCAGGAGTCTGTGATTTTATTGTGAGATCTTTATTAGGACCTCTATCTTTAAGCGGATCATTCTCGGGGTCGGGGTAAAGCATAATTAGTAAACTAGTTGTTTAGATCGTTCAAGTTTTTCATATACATCCTGACGATAAGCAGGATCCCGGTCATACCTTGGGTCATTCATTGCTTGAACAACTTCAGCTTGACTACGGAATGTGTCAGCAGTACGAGCAGACTCACGGCCAGTAATCATGTCTCCGTTATCCCAACCATTTAGCTCTGCATATCTAAATGCCAAAGCTTGTACTGCAAAGAAGCAAGCGGCAGGATCACCCTGTGCCAATACCCCGTCGTACATATCAATCTCATCCTGACTTAGTGAATCAGATGCCCATGAAAGCATGTTGCCATACTCTTCTTGTCCACCGACTACGTTATACAAGACGTCGATATCACCATCAGATAACTGTTGAGCTTCCGGTGCTTCAGTTTGGTTTGCTTTATAAGCAAGGAACATCTCAGCAATATCAATAGGATCTTTAGACTTCAGCTCATCAATAAGTTCTTGAGAGAATTCATCTTGTGACTCCTCCCATAGACGATCAAGTAATGAAGCATCAATCTCTTGTTGCTCCTCTTCTACTTTTTCCTCTACCTGTTCTTCTTGCTCAGGCTGTTGTCCTAGTTTCTTTTGTAGTTCAATGTATGCTTGTTCAAGCTGTTCAGCATCTTGGAACTTACCAGCTAGCATTTGCTGCTGTTCAGCTTCCATCTGTTCACCAACCTGAATAGAGTTTAACTCTTCTTCAGAGAACTCAGGTTGATCCTGATTTGGATTGTACGTTAGGGTTGTCATAAGCGGTGGTTACTTCAAGGTTACCGAGTCCGACGTCAGATACATATTCAGTAGACCTACCAATGGTTGGTGCACCGATCTTCTTACGTCGTGTGTATTTAGATTGTTGTTGATTATGAAAGTAAAGTCTGTCCTTAATACTCAAGGGATCAGTTACTTCAGGGTTGGCCTCCAGGGGCTGGAGGTGCTCCGCCCGGTCCACCGGGTTGGGCTTGACCTGGGTCTTCCGCGCCCTGGGTGGGCGAGAGGGCTTGCATTTGTCCATCAATAATACTCATTGCTTCAGGGTTTCTCGCTGGATCCATTGCTGGAGACTTAGCGAATTGACCAGCCTGTTTAGCCATCTCAAGTTCCTTCTGTCCATCAAGCATTGTCCGCTGTTGTTGCATCTGTTTCTCTTCAACTTCAGCCATAGACTTAACTAGATTTAGAACATCAATACCTTGTGATGCTGCCAGTCGTTTAATTACTTCCTCAGAATTGATATGAGTAGCCAGTGCTTCAGGTCCCATCGTTTGTGAGATGGTTGTAAGGAATGCAGTTAAGCTTTCCCTATCCTGACCACGGCCAAGAGCATTAACACCAGCAACAATAGTTGGTGAAACAATTTCTTTTGGAATACGTGGTATCACTCCAGTTTTCTGGAGGACATTTAGTTTTCTATTTAGATAAGGTACAAGGAATTCAGTAGTCAGTACAGAGAACAAGCCTCCTAACTGTGCTTCCAATTCCATCTGTGTCATCCTTACTTCTTCTGCAGTCGTTCGTTCAGATTGACGTACGCTAAGGATAAGGAATGCTTCAGACAATCTCTTCTCTAATGTCTGCATCATTTCATATGCAGTACGGAAGTCAGCTGTCTTACCAACTTGAACAACACCAATGTCATCAGGTCTACCCTGGACAATGGCACCGTTACCAGCAGCGGCCAGAGTGGCTGGCTTAGTAGTACTTGATGGTGATACAACAAACACTACCTTTGCTGCTGCTGCAGAGCCTTCTACGAGGGCCTGAGACAACGCTTCCATTGACTTTAGATCACCAATAAATTCTTCAACACGTCCACGTCCGTAGACTTCACCATCGACTGCGTTGAACCTAAGAGCCATCCAAGGATTTGCATCCATTGGTGACTTGCCGTAGCTAGTTGGAATGATCTTATCAAATACTTCTTGATACCAAATGATTCTATTGTTCTCATATTTGACACATGTATATATGTCAACTTCCTCGGAAGGATTATTTTCTTGAGAAACATTATTTGGTTTGCGCTCCTGCATATCAAGCGGCAGGAGATGTTCAATTAATTTTTTAGCGATTTTTTCCTTGGTAACAATTGCAATTACATTACCGTTACCGTCTCGATCTACAACATAGCGATTCAAAGGATATAGTTTCAGCTTATCTCTTCCCATATAGACAAGAACGTTTCCAGTAACAACCAAATGCTTAAGAGCCTGGTGTACTGTTACACGATCATCGGAAGCTGCAATAGATTCCATGATTGTACGTTCAATCTTAGCGAAAGATAATTCCAACTCTGATCTCATCTGTGGATCACCACCTAGTTCTGGCAACTTACTTTCATTAGGTTGCAACTTAAAGAAACTAGTTTGAGGAGGAAGAAGTGCAAGCATCAGCTTTGATGCAAGGGTTACGACACCCTTGGCACCAACTGACTGCCATGGAGTAGGAAGAATCCTTGCTCCTTTAGTGAACTCCTCCTCTCCTCTAAAGATATAAGGGAGAGTTAGTCGTGCTGCTTCTTTTGCTTGTTGTACATATTGAGAACGGTCACCTTGTAAAGAATCATACCTTTGTCGAGCGTTCATTATTTAAGTTAAAAGGTTAGTCGTTATTCATTTGCTTCTATTCGATTTAGAAGCCACTCCACAACTGAACGCTGACCTGATCGATACATAATCTGTTCTATACTGTCACCAGGTGTGAGTGTAGTAGGTGGAAAATTTTCTTCTAGCTGTCTAGCCATGGCATGGGTTTCAATACCAAGGGCTTCAAGCATATTGA